ACTGGTGTTGAGCTTGCAGCAAGAGCCTGACCCTGCGAGGGTATTTTGTCGGTGTTGGTTTTAACGGTGGCTAGGTTGCCCCCTGTTTCATTAGCAAAGTTGGTTATGGCTGCTGGTGGTGTGAGGGTCGTAACCTGCGCAGCTGTAAGGACTACGGGTGTTGAAGCAGCTGCTAAAGCCTGACCTTGTGCTGGGATTTTATCTGTATTAGTTTTAACCGAAGCCAGGTTTCCACCTGCCTCAAGAGCGAGTGTTGACGTGTTAAGATTAGTTCCTGCATTGGCGGTTACTGTACCAGTTACCGCAGGTAATGTTAAAACATCAATTTGTAGCTCACCTGCCGCATCAACCTTTATTGACTGAATATTAGTTCCATCATCACCCATCGCTACCGTACCTGTAGCTGTTCCTCTAACTGCACCATCTGCATACTGCGTACCACCACCAAAGGTGTCTACAAATGCCCCTGCTGAGGTAACTATTTGAGTATAAGCAGCTCCATAATTAGTTCCACGTTGAGAGACGTTGTCCCCATCGGCAGTAGTTATTGTAGCCGGAGTATCTTTACGGATTAGATTTACAGTAGTTCCTATTGGATCAGTAGCTGCAACAGCATCTTCGGTATACTGAGTTCCCGCCCCTGCTGCAATATAATCCCCGGCGGTATCTGTTAATCTAACCGCTAATGGATTGGAATTAGTATAGTCAAGAACAGTGGCTTTAATGGCTGTACTTGCTCCATCTAGTAATGCTCCGTCCCCGGCACTAACATCATTACCGACAATGTGAACCGTCATTCCTCTAGTAGTATTGTGATATTGAAAAGCCCTGATTGAAGCTGCGGTATCTGTTGTGGCAGATGCACCACCTATTGCTGCTATAAAATTACGATCTTTCGGTAAAATTCCTTGAGCCATTTTTAAAAAAAACCCCACCATTTCTGGTGAGGTAAAGTCCTTATGTTTTAATTATACTACAGACTAGATGCCGCTTAAATATTTATCTACTTTTACTTGATCAGTCTTTAATTTCTCCTGTTTCAATTTTAGCATTTGGGATAAGTCCCTCATTCCTGACTCTTTAATCTCCATTTCATTTTTATCTGATAATAACAGCTTCTTCGCTTTTTCTATCTCTTGTTGCTGCGAATCAAGTTTAAGTTTATCTATTGCTACAGTCTCTTTATCTATGTCCAGCCTCTCTTTATCCGCTATCATTCTTTGCCACTCGTCTTGTAGTTTCTCCTGTCTGGCTTCAATATCTTTCTTATCGACCTCGTTATGTTTTTTTGTGTCTTCTAATAAGTGAGTGATTTGAAAAACTTGTGCTTCTCTTTCAGCTATATTTTTCTCTCTTAAAACTAATCTATTCTCTCTATCTGTAAACTCTTTGCTTAGTATTTCTAGGTTTTTATTTAAAATATCAAGCTCCATAAGCTCATTATTTAACCCCTCTGTATAAATCTTAATTTTTTGAAATGTATCCATATTATTTAACCTCGATAAGATCCTGCACCTCTTTTAATCTCTTCGCTCTACCTTGTTTAGGTAAGTCATTCCAGTAAAGAATATTTAGTAGTTTGTCTTTTAAAAGCTCTGCTACATAATCTGGAAACTCTTGTATATCACCAGCTTTTAGGGTATATCTTTCGGGGTTTTCTCCGTATTTATCTACGTCCGTAGTAACATCATCAAGCGTTGGATTATATAAAGTTTTAGTCTTAGTTGGAATCTCCTCATTTAGTATCATCTGTCTTTTTATCAAGATCTGCCACAGCTAACAAAAGCTCAATTAGGATAGCTGTCTTAACTTGTGAGGTAATTCCCCCTGTCCCAGATAATTGTTCCATTTTAACCCTTAAATTTTCAGGAGTAACACGGATATCAACGATATTTGAAACAGAGAGGTATAAGTTTTCCGTGATAGTCATTTATCCATCATCCTCCACAATTATTTTTACTTCATTAGCTACAGGCTCTGTTGCCACCTCTGTCTTATGTGACCTTTTATGTCCCGCTAACGCTAATGGAGTAGATACAACCTTGCCACAAACATCACAGGTGAGGGTATCATCCTTAATATCCTCAACGGGCTGATTCAAAGGCATTATAGGAGCTTCAGGGGTACTTTCCTCTTTAAGTGGAGGGTTACCACCTAAAACATCACCTGGATCAAACTGTGCCACCTTTTCCCGTCTATCTGCTTGTTGTGGAACTTGAGAACCGATACCATATTCCTTAACTAACCCACCGTTTAAGATTTTAATTACCTGATCTCTTTTTGAGGTTAAACTAAGTAGGTTTCTATTTTCAAATCTAGGCTGGGCAGTATGTAAGTCCATTTTATCCAAACCCTTAGCTTCTCTTTTATCATTTTCATCAACAACTGCCCTGTCTGATTTAGCAGTAATAATCTTTTGAGACATTTCCTCAAAATACTTATCGGCGACATACCAGGGGACTGTTAACTCACCGTATCGTGAACCCTCTTTAGCGGGAACGGTCCAAACTTCCGGTGAAATCTTAATATTTAGCATAACTTCAAAGTCTTGGTTTGTAGGATTAAAGATTTTATAGAGATCCCTTGATTTTCTTTCAAGTTCGGCTCTAACTATATCTTCTGTACGTTTAGTTTTAGTTTGTGGCTGTTGGTCGTCCATTTGCCTCCTCTTCGTAAATTGCAATAATTGTTGGAGCGTTGATTATTATAGACCCGGCCCCAGTATAATCAATTACGGGCTTATTCGTGCCTATCAAAATACCATTTTCTTTTAAGAAACGGTTAAGTTTAATCTGGGCGGGTTCTTTCTCTGTTATTTTAGGTTTTCTATCTGTGGGTTCTTCTACTGGAGGTTTTTCGTCTTTTGGATCTGACATACTGGTAAATTCCTATTAAAAATAATATAACTTATTTATTCGATTGTTGTCAAACTAGGCCTATTTTTCTACAACACAAAGTTTTGCTGTAGCTGCTTCCTCGATGAAGTTAACAACCCCTACACCAACAGGGATAAAAAACTGTCTAGTGGTATTCAAATTAATAACCTCATCAAATACTGTGGTTGAGGCAGAGGTTGTACCCCAATTCATAAGAATAGTTTTATCTATAGCAGAAACAGCAATAAGAGTAGTGGCAGCATTAAGGGTTATTTGAGTGGAAGTGGAAATAGTAGCATCATAGGTGACTGCTAAAGCCTGGACTGCGGGGGTCATGTTTGCATCAAATCTAAATCTAGCCATATAAGTATATTAGCATAAAAGTGTAGGATTATTCACAGGTTTAAGCAAAAATACCTGATTGTGAAGTCATTCGCCATACCGTGCCGTCACAAACTAAGGTAATAGTGTCGTTTACGACCGCTGTTGCCTGTGTGTTTGTAAGCGTGGTTGTAGATAAGGTTGACCCCGTTGCAGTTGTCTTATACTTCATCGTTCCACCTGTAATAGTGAAGCCAGTTGTTACATCAGACACTGTGAACGAAAACCACAAACCGTTTGCGGCTGTTGGTAGTGTCCAAGAAGGTGAACCCGAAGTTGCTCGGTTGTTGAATGTCTGGCCACATTGTGCAGCTGTAAGGACAACTGTTGCCCCAACTAATGCACTATTGGTAACTGTTCTTAATGCACCTGCACCAGCTGACGCGGTGGTAAATGTAGTTGCACCAGCAACAGCAAGGGTACTTTGAAAAGTAACCGCTCCTTGAACGTTGAGTGTAGAGTCGAAGTCGGCAGCCTTGTCGGTTTTTAAACCATACGCCATTACTATCGGCGTTACGTTTTCTATGTTTTTATTTCCAGCCATATAAAAATCCCACCTCTATTAGCTTTTGGCGAGGAATTCCTTTCTATTACTTACAAAAATTAGTCAATCATCAACCAAACAGGTGATACCTTTGCTGATACTCCTAGGATGGATGCTGTGCCAATATTTTCTAACAAGGTAACTTGTTTCGTAACTGCTCCCGCTGTAGTTGTAGATGGTGAGATACCCTCTCCTAAAGCTGCAACTGTGACATCTGAAAGCACTGATGCTGATCCGCCTGATTGAACGAAACCGTATTCTCCTGCTGCAATTCTAAAAATTGCTACTCCAACTGTTTTACCTGTTCTGGTAGTAGGTGATACTATAACTTTTGCGTGATCGTTCATGTGAGCGGTTACCTTACTGGTTGTGGCAAGTGCTACTCGTACTGGTTCAGCGATTGTAAAGGTCAAAGCTGCACCCGATACTGCTACATCATTACCGACGATAGTAAAGACCTGTCCGATACCTGTTGAGGTAGTGACTGTAAGTGTACCTCCTACAAATTGATTAGCGGTTGTAGTGGTTGTCCCGTTAGTGATTACTAATGTTTTAGCTCCGATAGCTACTACTGCCGGAACTGCCATTTCGGTAAATTGAACGTCTCTAGCAGATGATTGAATGAGATTACCTTCAACCAAAGCTACAGCACCGTTAAGAACATAGCGATAGCGGTTGCCTTGAGTATCTTCAACTTTGAAACCTACATCATGGCCCGCCGTAGCTGAGCTTGAGTATAATTCTTGTACTGTTAATTTTCCTGTTAGTTTGCTCATATTATTCTATTCCGTCGATATTATAAAGTTGTCCATTTCGGCGTGGTTCCCATGCACAGACATTTCCAACGATTGCAAAGTAAGCAACTGTACCAAGTTGAGTAACTAATGACTCATCTTTTCGGTAGAACCAACCTACTGGAGATGGTGGCATATCAACTCCGGCTGCACTTGATTCATAACCTTCACCCTCACCTAGAGATACTTTTTCATATCTGCCTTTTAATCTAGTTGGGACTCTGTCGTTACCATACCAGCCGAATGTTCTTTCATTTAGATCATAAAGTGATTCAGCTTTAGCAGAATCATCCTTAATAATAGGTACGTTCCTATAAAACATTGTCGTAAATCCAGCTTTTGCACCGAATTCACCTGGAGCCATAACGTCTAAACCTCGAAGTGGAAGTTTAGGCATTTGATTTGCGCTGAATTGGTTTTGTAGGAAAGGAGTTAATAACTCTTCAATGAAGGACCAAATTGTTTTAGTAGTTGCTCTGATAGTTGGTGAACCTTCTTTAGATCCTGAGGCTGAAATTGCATCGTCCAAAGCTGAGATTTTAGCTGCGGTGATAACTGTTAAGGCATCGGTATAAGTCCCCTTTAATACTGTATAAGTAGTTTTTGATTGTCCACCAATGGAGGTTTTAAGTGTTCCGTTATCCGCGAATGAATCGAGACCGTTTGGTTTATCGCCTACTCCTGCACCATAAATAACATCTCCAAGCTCTTGAGTGACAACAGCAGCTGCTTCTTTGTATTTGAAGGATTCTAAATCAATAACGCCACTGTCTCCATCATTGGCAAAGTCTTCAAAATCAATCATTGCCTTAGGTTGAACACCCATTGTCCTGCCATAAGATAGTGTGATTGTGTTGTTAATAGCTGAGGCTGAAAGTTCTTCACCACCGCCACCTAACCATCGGAATTGTGAATCTCTTGAATGTGTAATTGTGAAGTCTTTTGTTTTACCTGAGAAGCTTTTACCCATCGAAAATACACGGGAGCCGAGTGTGGTTGCGATAAGCACATTATCAACGACCTTTCGATAAAGGTCTCGATCTGAGAAGTTGTCTGTTCTATTTCCAAATTGAATTCCGTCGTATGCCATATTTTTGTAATAAAAAAGCCCCCTCGCGGGAGCTAAGTTGCTATATATCAATTATCACACAACCAAAAAGACCTTGTCAACTATTCAACCTAGCCTTAATTCTCGTACTTCGCTTTAACAATGTCATCAATGTCCATTTTGTTTAGAGCACTATACGCTAGACCATTAGTAGAGCTTGTTGTTCTACCTCCACCAGATACCGGGACATTAGCACCCGTAGTGGTAGCAGTACTTAAAATGTTAGGGGTTTCATAAAATACTTCTTTTAATGTCGGGACATAATCAATACCATTAGCTTGATTCTCATCTAATATCTGTTTTAACCTGGTTAGGATTTGAACCTTAGCTACATTCCCTGGATCGTTTGGATCTTGAGCGTTAACTATCTGAGGAACTCTATTTGCGTTAGCAAGATCTTTATACTGATTTAACCATAACTGTTGAAACTTCTGTGCTCCCTCTGTTATTTGTTTCTCTTGTGATTCCTGTTGAAATCTAGCATCCTCTTCTCTATCCTCTAAAACCTTTTTAGCAGCCTCTGATCCTCTTTCCTCAGCTAATTTAAGTAACTCTTTTGGGTCAGTCGGTAGTTGTTCCTCTTCTTTTTTAGTTAGTCCAAATGCCTCCGATAATTTAGCCAGTACTCCCTTTGATACTTTTTCCGTAATAGTCGCCTCGTCAATGGGTGGGGTTGATGTTTCAACTGGCTGTACAACTGGATCAGGAGTAACTGCGGGCGAAACTACTGGTTCTGGTGTGACTACGGGTGGTGTAACTGGTGGTTTGTTTAGATCTTCTGGATTCATGGTAAAGCCCTATTAAAAATAATATATCATAACGAGTTTTTTAATGCACGTTTAGCTTTTTCAAGATCGGTAGGTGCTCCACCTCTAGCTGCCTAAGTATTTTTTTAAGAGCGGATCTAGCATTATCCATTTTAGACTCCCAACATATTTCTTATTCCACCTACCGCTTGTCCGACTATTCCCTGTGGCTGAGTTGCCACATTACTAGGATCGGTAGGAGAAGGAACAGCAGGTGATGGACCCGGCTGCACTGCTCCTACCGTAGGTACTCCGCTCTGAACAGATGGAGTACCAGTTTGAACTTGCCCTGCTACTTGATCTGCAATCTGCTGCATATCCTGCCCTTGCACTATTTTTTTGTACCACATCTCAGGTTGACTATTATATAAGAAGATTGCCTCGGCTCTATCCTCTACATTAGGAATTCCCATATCTTTTAAGAAAAAGTAAGGCTCAGTAAAACCTATACTCGCCATAGCCTGTGCATTCCGCTCAGCCCGCAGTTTATCGGTTGTAGAGGCTTTAACTACCACTTCCATACCATCATCTATCGAGTCATTAGTAAGTCTTAAATGGAGATATTTACCCTCTTCAATTCCTGCCATCTGCTTAAAATGCTCCTCGGTATATCTTAGTTTCATCATATGCAACCTAGCCTTAATAGATTCAGTTGAAACGTGTAAAATTGTATCGCCCACTAAATCATCATTCTTGGTAAAATCAGCCTCTCTTGAGATTTGATTAGTGGTTGCCACCTGAGTTGTAATCTCGCCCCTTGTAGCTCCATGCACCGAAGCCTTGGCGAACATCCGCTCCCGTCTGTCCCTAATGTGTTGAAACATCTCACCCGGGGGCATTACAGGCTGAATAAAGGCGTGAACATCGTTTGGGTTACCCTTAACTAGAATATCTTTATCTGGGTCGTTTAAATCCATAGCTTTTAAGGCCTTCTTATCAACACCTGAGTCGGATCCCCAAACGTGTTTACCTTTGTGGTTTTTAACCATTGAATCTGTTTGACGTTCAACATCATCCATCGACTTTTGAAGTGGTATATTCTGCTCAATTCTGGAAGTTTCATCTATCGCAGATCTTAGGAACTGGTCAAAAGTCATAAAAATATAGGGCTTCTGGGGATACTCAAAATAATTATTAAATACTTTTTTAATCTCAAAACCCTGAGGTTCTTGTCCGAACAATAGTATCTGCTCCATAACATCAGGGGTAATAGGCTTTCCTTGCATCATCGGCACATCGTGTCCCTCGTAGTCCCAGTTTGGGTTCTTACTCTTTCCTAAGAGCAACTCTTTTGATACCTTCCAGCACACCCCCGACATAAAATCAAACTTAGCGTTTTCTTTAGAGTCAAAGTCTTTTGCCTTATCAAACCAGTCAAACCAGGTTTCGTTAACCGTTAACTTTTGAGCTAGTAACCAATCATTGTTTTCGTCGGTGTCATTTCCGATTGCCGGGTTTTTATTCTTAATATGGGTCTTTAACTCTTCCTCTTTTTCGGGGAATAACATCGCCCATTCCTTACCTGTCTTATCGACGTAATGGGTGATAAAGGTCATCTCTTGAGGGTTAGAGGATATGGCTGTGTGATCTAGTAGGAGTTTGTCAGGGCTGACAACCTCTTCGACGATATCTCCTATTTTCTTTTTAGAGGCATCCCACCTGTATTTCTTAGCAGCTATTAGATAAACAGGCATATGTTTAAACATCATGCCTAAATCTGTTTTGTTTTTATCTGAGTCGACATACTTCTCAAAGAATTTAGTTAGCATTTCGGCAGTCTGCTCTCTATCGGGTTCTTGTCCTATCCCACCTGTTGAAACCGTGTAATCAGGCATCTTAGAGGTGGCTAGAGCTTTAAGCATACCCTCAAACTCGTAAATGACATTATCTACAAACTCAGAATCGTAACCTTTCAAATCCTTACCAATAAGCTGCCGACCAAATAGATATTTAACCATCTGGTCACGCCTGGCTTTTAAATTTATTTCAGGGGATTCCCAGTGTTTTTTTGCTTGAGTCTCTAAGTTGGTAATATATCTAAGTAGTCTATCGTCTTGTAGCTCTACATCTAAAGGCTGGAGAGTGGTAACTACACCAGCTTCTTGTGGGTCTGTCATTACAAAATTATATCACGTTGAATATCCAGAATATAAACTACACCTAAGAATGTTTGATTTTGTTTACAAAAAGGATTCACGCAAGAATATCTATCACCCTTTTTAACCTCGGCCTTTGACTGAAAATGTACCACCTTATCCTTGTTAAAATACAAGCTCTGGGCTTGGCAGTTAAAACAATGATAGGGTTTAATCATATCATCTGCTGGGTAACTTTGAATCCAAAAATCCACACTTGAATTATTCTGCGAAGTTGCCCTAAAAGAGTAATTGATATTACCAGCTGTTCGTTGAGGGTGGATTATAAACTGTGGGGTTTCATCAGGATCATAGCTGGGGTAAATAGCCTGGACTTGCCCCTGATATTGTAGAGTGATATTTTTGGTATAAGGACAGAAAAATACTTTTTTTTCATGTATCTCCTCTGGTAGTGGTTTAGAAACTAGGACTGTTAAAATGTTTTTTCCGATTATTGATTGGCTCAAATTAATTATCACTGAAGATATCTAAATCTTCATTGATTGAAGTCCTCTCCGCTACTATAGCACCTCCACGATCACCCGTTTCAGCTTTGGCATCAATCCACGGGATATAATTAAGTCCAAAGGAACTACTATCACAATTGGATACGAGTACATCCCCTGCTGTGTACATTCCTGTATCCGTCTCTAGGTTGTACGTTATGGTTTCGTCTCCACATTGACATTCCATGTGAGTAACAGCAGAACCTTGAAAATGAGGGGAAATAGGTTTTGTAATCTTCTTTACAAAGTTCACAATTTTTAATAACCATAGGTTTATTCTTCCACGCCAGTTTTCCAATTCGTAAGTGTAATTTATGTCCCTCTGGGCTTCTATGGAATAGCCTCGCTTTTTCTTGTCCAACAAAACCTCGTTTTTTAGCAGCCTCTCTAATCGTAAATAAATGCTTCTTAGGGTGGTCGGCAAAATTGACCATCTCAAGATTTTCAATATCGTTGCTATCGTGGTTGCTACCCTTATGGTGAATGTGAAAGCCTTCAGGAATATCCCCCTTAAAGAATCTCCATACATTGCGGTGTAACTCTTTGTTAATTTTTCGTTTCTTCTCTGGACTACACCTAAAATATGTTTTATCTGAAATGTTTGTTGAATCAGGGTATCTTCTATACGGTTTTCCGAGAAAATATACACGTTCCACAATTTGTCCGTTGCTTTCAAATCTCTCAATGGGCGAAATCCATCCTGGGTTAAAAATGGATGATTTGCAGTAACCTTCATTGAACGGAAAGTATTTACTGAATTTTTTCCTGTTTGGATGTTCTTTAAGACTTTTGACCAACCTATCGGTGTCCATACTTTATCTTTTGTTGTTACTTCAATTATGGGTTTATAACCTTGCTTTGTCAATATGGGGGTGTGTCTACAAAAGCAAGCGTGGTCCTCAAGTTTACTATTCATATCTTCTATGTCTAGTTCATCAGGCTCCATAAGCGGTAAGGTTCTACTCAGGTTAGGGACATCTTTTGTAATGATCCAATAAGGTTTACCATCAGGAGCAAGCCTCATCCAGTCCATCATTGACGACCACCTGGCTTTTCTATTCTTACTTCCTCGTTCGAAAGTGTAGGTTTTCCCCTCTTGTTGACTAAAAGACTGGTTGAACTGTTTAACGATAGATAGTGAACCATCTAGCACTACACTAAACATCGTGTTATCGACGTAAATCTTACTAACTGAATCTGTCAGTATTCCATACTGTTCACGCTTCCGAATAATGTCCTTGGCCCATTCAGAGGGTGTTTTGCCTACACCATAAAGCTCCGCAAAGGTATAAACCCTATTAAAATTTATCCCCGCATATTTCTCTTTAACTACCACGTGGGCCAACCAACAGAAAGGATTGGAAATACCCCAATCGATAGTTTCTATGACCTGCGCCCCGGGATAAGCTCGCATAGAAGTTTGTATAGTGTGGGTATCGTATGACCAGGTAGGAAAGAACCGCCCGGATGATTGCTCGAATGAAGCCATGTACTCCTGATTAAACCACGCTAACTTACCTTTCTCCTCAGCCTCAACCCGTCTCTCTGCGATATATCTCACAAAAGATGTTCGCTCCTTTGATCCTTCCGGCCATGTCCTATTATCTAGTGAGGTAAAATGCCAAGATTCATAATCAGGGTGTTTAGTATACTTTTTACCAAAGTCAGGTATTTGTATTTTATGGCTACCCCTTAGAGCTAGATCGTGGAGCTTCCCCAATCCCTTAGGAGTACCAACATACATCTGCCTGTGGTTGGGTGAGTCGGCTAGGGCTGGTTCAATAACATCAAATGCCTCGGGTTTAATATCATCAGTCTCGTCCCAGCCGATGAAGTCTAACCCTGAACCTCTGAGCGAATCATAATTGTCAGAACCTTTAAGCCTTACCCAGGAATCAGTATGTTTAAAATATAGTGACAGTTCAGACTTGTCAGCCTTACAGATACCAGCATTTACATAGGGCATAAAATACTGGGTAATATCAGGGTCAATCCAATAAATCTCTTTAGCTTGTCTATATAATGGTAGGATGATCCAGGCAATTTGCTTTGGAACTTGAAGAGCCAAAGATATGGCTTCATTTAAAAGAAGTGCTGATTTGCCGAAACGTCTCCCACAAACTGCTATTTTATTTCTAGCGGGTGAGGCGTGAATAGGTCTTTGATTACCGTGAGGGGTGTAGAGTTTTAGATCCATTCATTTTTTTAATACCTGGTCAATAATTATATTGACGGTTCCTTCTATCTCTAAAGATTTCTTTTCACCCCATTCATTAGGTCTGCGCCTTGATAAAACCTCAAGAGCTAACCGCCCGGAAGGCTCAGCAATGGTTTTTACATTAACTATCTTAATCATTTTTTCAATGTAAACAGTCTCGGCAAGCTCGACTAATACCCGAAATGAATCTTTGCCCAGCCATCTCTGAAAAGTTGTATCTGATATTCCACATAAATTACCTGCATCTTTTCTAGTCTGCCCATTTTCTAGCTTTTCTTTGATTTTATCTATAATAGTTTGGTTATATTTAGCCATTCTTATTCCTTCCTTATAAAGTTAGCGTATCTCGCGGATATTAACTTTATTGATCATCGTCCTCCTCAACAACTCCTGTTAATCGCTCAAAGTCTTTATCGGCTGCTTTGAGTCTAGGGTTATTTTCAGTATCTATTTCCTCTTTGCTAGGGC